GGATTGCATACTCCGGCTCTCCACCATCGCCCAACTCGGCAATCGTTCGGCCGGTGACGTAGGCGCCGGTCGCAAAGCGGGGGATGTTGACTAGCGGCACCTGAGGCAGGCTAACCCGCGTCGTTGACGAAATAGCGCGAATAACGCTGTTGATGCCGCTAATCCAATCGTTGATAGTTTTGTTTATTCCAGCAAATACAGAATTGATTGCGTTGCGAATGCCTTGTAACATGCCGTTCCAGATGCCCTGCACTGCGCTAGCGGCAGACGTGAAAGCCGACCGTAGCTGGCTGCCGATCATGTCGCCGATGCCTTTGAACTGCCCCAGCGCAAGAGCCGCCATTGACATAAGCACTCCGCCCCAGTCACCACGCAACGCCTTTAGAAATATACCAAATGGCGTATTTACAACGCTGTCGAATGACTGGATGATCTGATTAAAAATATCACGCGAGAAGTTAATTATAGCTTCAAAAGCGTTGATCCACATATCACCTAGGCCCGCTATTGCGTCGCCAATCTGATCCCTGAAGACGTAGGCCGCGACACCTGCGGCCACTAATGCGGCAATGATTCCGACCGGGCCAGTCACGATGGCCACCAGTGCAGCCAGGCCGCCAGACACAACACCGCCGCCAGTGAGCAGAGCAATGCCACCCTGTAGCAGGGCAAAAACCTTGGCGGTGTTGATGATGATGCCCATCAGGGGCCCCCAGGCGATCGCGATCGCAGCGCCGTAGCCAATGACCGCCTGCATACCGGGATCCAGTCGGTTGAACGCATCGATCATGCCTATCAGGTTGTTGGTGACCACCTCCAGTGACGGCATGAGAGCCACCGCAAGCTTGCCGCCCAGGCCGCCTACACGCATCTGGAGCGTCTCCATCGCGTCGCTGAGCTCATCGCTGGCGCGGGCCTGCGCCGTGCTCATCCCCGTGAGCCTGCTGATTGCCTCCCCGCCCTGGTTGAGCATCGGGATCAGCTGGGCACCGCCGCGGCCGAACAGCTGCTGCGCCAGGGCTGCCTTGTCCACGCCATCGGCCATGGTCTGGAACCTGTTCGCCACGTCGATCAGCACATCGCCACTGCTCCGCAGCTGCCCCCTTGAATCGCGCACGGCAATCCCCAGCTCTCGGTAGGCGTTCGCTGCCCTGCTGGTATTGAGGCCCTCCATATCCTCTCCGCCGGCTGGGCGGCCCTTCAACGCCTCGATCCTGGCCAGGGCCTGCGCCTTCAGCCCTTCGATGGTGGCGTCGGTTTCGGCCTGGATGCCGGATTTCCGCTGGTCAACAGAGGCCCGGATCTCCCGCTCCTCCTGGCTCCGCCGGTCGTCAATCGCGTCTTGCTGCTGCTGGCGCTGATCCCTGAGTGACCGCTGCAACTCTCGCGACCGCAGCGCATAGGCGTCGCGAATCTGCCCGGTCGCCTGCTCCTCCTGATCTCGGAGGCCGTCCAACAGGTTCTGCCGCGCCTCATCCGCCAGCGTCCGGTCTGCCGTGATCGCCCGCCGCTGAGCATCGAACCGCCGTTGCGCCGCCCGCGTCTCGGCGTTCTCCTGTGCCTGGAGCTGGCGCTCCTGTTCACCCTGCAGGTCGTCGGCTCGATCGCTCAGCAGCTGCTCCTCACGTCGGTAACGGCGCCCTAGAGCCCTAAGCCGGGCCTCGCTCTCGCGGTCCAACACCGCCAGCCTGGCGTCAGCTTGTGCCTTGACCAGCTGCGTCTGAGCTCGCTCCCCGCGCTGGACCACGTCCACCGCCCGCCGCATCTCGTCGTCCTGGCGATCGGCAAGCGCCCTTGTCCCATCACTGGCGGCCACCATGCTGCGGCTCATCCGCTGCAGCGCCATGGCGACCGTTTCAATGTCGGTGCCGCCGAGGCGGGCCGCCTTACTGAGCTGGCTCAGCCGCTCAACGCTGACTCCCGTCCGCTGGCTCAGATCCCACAGCCGGTCGCCAGTCTCAATAGACCGTTGCGCCAGGGCCACCAGGCCCGCCCCGCTGAGCAGCGGCACCAGTGACCGCATTGAGCCCGCCAGGCCGCCGGCTGAGCTGGCGATCCCTTCCAGCGCCCGCGTGGTGTTGGCGCCAGAGCGCTGCAGGTTGCCCAGCGACCGAGCGACACCTTCGATGGCTTCCTTGCCCTCCGCCCTGGCGATGATCCGCAGCAGAGCCGACAGCTCAGCCATTGCGATCAGCCTCCAGGATTGCGATTTCGACCACCTTTAGATCCTCCAGTAGCTGGCGCGGGTCGTCTACTGGGTACAGGCTAAACAGCCACTCCAGCACTCGGTAGTCGAGGCCGTCGCGGCCATTCAGGCCGATTCGCCATTGCGTCTCCATCCGCAGGAACATCAGCAGGGCCGGCCAGTTCTCCGGCCATACCCAGCAGTCTTGATCGGCTAGCAGTTCGGCTGGCAGCTCAATGCCATGCGCCGCAGCATCATCCGCCAGCCTGTTGCGGCCGCCGCTCAGCCAATGCCTCGCGGCTTCTTGGAGGTTTGCTTTTTTGCGGCACTGCCCTGCAGGCTGTCTGCCCATGCCTGAATCACTGCGGCTGCCACAGTTTCAACCTCAAGCACCCGCTCCTTAGTTGCTGGCGTGCAAGGTATTTCATTACCATCATCATCAACAATACCGTTCCATCCTATTAAGATTTCTCCAGCAATAAACTTAGGCGTCAAAGCCGCCAGCTCTTCGTCAAGCTCAATCCCGGCCTGCAGTTCCCTACTCCTTCTAGTGTACGCCTCCGTAAGATACTCGACTCGTTTTTGACCTAGCCTGGCAAAATGACCGTCAAAGCTTTGCTTCTCCCAAGCACCGCCATCGGCTGGCACTTCAAACTCAACCGGCCACTTGTAATAGGGTTTGTTGTCTAGCTTGAATGCCATGGTTGTGTTGAGTGTAAAGGCAGTCTAGGTGCTCCAGGCCTGGCGGAACCAGCCGCTATCCGGTGGGGCAATGATTAGCGGTTGAGGGGAGAGCGCTGATATAGATTGCCCGAAGTCAATGTATAAAAATGGCTTAGCCCCTGTGGTTCCGTTTGCATAGATCAACGCGTGCCTTGCGGTTAGCGTTGTCCCCGATGGAGGATACCAAAGTACAGGGTTGCTTTTAAAAGCTATGCCAGTGGTGTTGTATGGGGCAAAAGTTACAGCGTCAAGAGTTTTCGCGTTTTGCGTATAGCCCGCCCCTGTCGCCACTTGTGTAGCGCCTGTCTCTGCTGCTGATTTGGTGGTGTGGGTTCCGTTGAATGTAAAGCTTGTGTATAGGTTAACCCTGAAATCTGGCGTAGCAGATAGCCGCCAGGTGCCGGCCCACGCCTCAGCTATGACGTGATCGTATCGATAGGCGGTAAAGACTGTCATGTGAACACCAGTGTCAGCTCATCATTCCCAGCCGTGCTTGGAACCAGTCCAACTGGGATGTCTATCATGGTGATATTGTCCATGTCTGTATAAGTGGGTGCTCCAAAGTTGCAGCGTGCGGTTACCGCGCAGCTGCCGCCAGCGCTGTCAGCATGGCTAAAGCTAACCGTGTTAATAGCGCTGGTGGTTGCAGCCGTGAAAGCGTTGTAAGTTGCCAGGGATGGCGATTCAATCACGACCTTGCCGTTAGCCTGGCGGTCGTTAATTCGCACTTGCTTGGCACAGCCAACCAGCTCCCTATAGGCAGTGCTATTGTTTAGATTGAAGTCAAACTCACTTAAGCAAGCGCCATTCCAGCTATTAACCAGTAAATTAGTAGTATTTACATTGCTGACATGCAGTGGGTCAACGTGGTTCCCGAACGTCGGGGAGGGCAGCGCTGCATCTGTTGGCGCTGCATAAATGCCGGTCATGTTAAACATGACGCGGAAAAACTCGCCCACCTTGCCCATAAGCTGAGCCGAGCCTCTACAGCCTGTTGCCAGATGCTTTTGGCTATCCATAAAGCCAGCCATGGTTAGACCGGCGATGTCGGCATTATCTGTTTTCAGGCTATACGTGACACTGGTGCTTGCTACCACAGTCTCACCAAACCCACAAGCTTGCAACAACCTGCCCCATTTAGGCGCCGTGCCAGCTACACCACTACCAGCAACATCAACCGAGAAAACCCACAAGCTTGCAACAACCTGCCCCATTTAGGCGCCGTGCCAGCTACACCACTACCAGCAACATCAACCGAGAAGCTGAACTGTACTTTTTGGTTGATCATGAACTTGCGCCGCGTACCAAAGTGCGGCTGTAGCGTTGTGCGCTCCAGCTCATCCGCGTCCAGCGGCGTAATCTGGAGATCATCGTTCACCATGATTGCAGCCGTGCCGCCAGGATTGGCGCTGGTCCCGTAGGGGCTTTCGATGGCTGCCAGGAGCAGCCGTTTGCTGTACTGTCCCATTCCGCTCTAGGTGTGTTGGTATCAGGCTAGGGATTCTGGGGCTGTTCGATATTGAACAATCCAGTCCTGAATCGCCCAGCAGCTGGTCAGGTCGCTTTTCTCCAACTGCCAATCAGTTGGCCCTGGCGTGATGTCCACAGCCAGCCCACCGATTGCGCGGTCAGACATCAATGCGGCATGGATGGCCGCCAGGATCGGATCTGCCAGCTGATCGGGGATTGCCCCCCTGGTGTTCACCGCAACCTGAATGGTCAGGGTGTTATCGACCCGGCAGGTACTGACCTGGGGAGTTGACGGGGCGTTGCGAGCTGGCACCGTGACCGTTGCCGGAGCCTCGGCCCGGATGATCGCCTCAGCGCGACTGCGCCAGTGGCTTGCACCTGGCACAGTGGCCACCCTGGCGGCTACGGCCGCAATGATCTGTTCGCGTTTGGTGTAGGTCATGGCGCAGCCGATTTGTAAGGGTGCCCGGCAGGCAGCAGCGATTGCAGCCCCGACCGAGTAGGGCCAGCCATGTAGCCCTCCAATAACTGGCGAGTAGTGGTAGCTGTGTTATTGCCAACTGCTACAATTTCGAGAATGCGACCATCGAAATAAAGGTTAATAGATCTGCCGATTTGCGGCGATGTATTGATAGCATAAGTATTTGTGGTTGTGTTAAACTGAAGTGTTCCATTAACATATACCTGCCATAAACTATTAGCACTAACCATGCTTACAATACATGCATTGGCGGATAAGGACGGCGACGGGTTTCCCGCGTTTTGACGAGTGGTGCTCATAAAATCCTCAAGTATGGTGCCATCGGTCCATAGCGAATGATTACTACCGGAACCAGTACCCCAGTCTCCTAGAACAGGGCCAGTATTTGCAGCTACAGTTGGCGGATCTGTGTCAAGTTGACACACGAATACAGCCATCGCCGACGTAGTTCCGGTCAGCGGCACGGCAGCAATGGTGCCGTAGCTGGTGGCAAAGTCCAAGGCATTCAATCCGTTAATGGTACGTGTTCCCGTTGCCGGCCGAAACCCGGATGGAAACGTAACGTGCCTGTTATTTCCGCTTTTATCACTCCACTGAGTCGCTAATCCTGACGACGAAGTAATCGTACTGCTGTCCGCGGCGTCTAACCATAGCGCTGTGCTGATCTGCGCTGGAGTCCACATGGTGCCAGCTCCCGCTACCGTTCGCCTTGGGACGATCAGCATTTTGTTGCCTCCAGTGTAGGGGCCACGTTTCCACTCATTACGCGATCTCATCTCCACCAGGGCCTGATGGCGCGCGAGCAACTGCGCCATGACCGGCGTCGCGGTGCCATCGGTGTCGCGCCGGTTGGCCTCCATTAGCAGCACATTGCGCATGGGATCCTCACTGATCGGATACAGGCGAGCATTAGCCTGGAGCCGCATTGCTTCGACTTGATTTAGCAGCTCCTCCACGGGCCGGCGCTTTACCTCCAGCGCCTCCTCCCAAGTGCCGGCTGGGCCGCCAGGCCTGGGGTTGGCGTAGGCAACCGCTCCCCAGCTAGCCACCTCGTAGAAAATCGCCTGATCGTACTCGCGGACTTTCGGCTCACGCTTCTGGTAGAACTTCAAGTCGGTGCCGTCGTAGGGGAGCCCGAACAAATTGGGCCAACGTGTACCCCCTGGGTTGGTTGCCGTGTCGCCGCGCAAAGGCACGAACAGATCGACACTTTGCCCCTCTTGAGGGCCAGGATCGCTGTAGTAGCGAACGCCGGTTTCGGAATTGGTCAGGATGGCGGGAGGTGTCATAGTCAGGTTGCGGAGCGAGTGAACAGAAACTGAGCGAACAGTCCTTGGGCGCCGGTGCCGACGCCAACCAGATCAACGCCGACCCGGTCGCCAGCGGAGAAGGTGCCGCCGGTGATCGTGGCTGACGCATCCACCAGGCTGGCCGCAGATGCCAGAGTGGCGTTAGCGGTCAGCACCGA